TTCTCGTACTTATCGTGAGCGTGTTGCAGAAGTACCAACGCTTTTTCTAATGTTTCTAAGTCCCCGATAGCCGTGGGCTGCGGTTGTCCCTGTTCATTTAGAATTAAGTGCAAGCCTGCAAATCGGTACCACTTGGCTTGAACTTTTTCATGCAATCGCCATTCTTTATCGACCTTTTCAAACACCTGTCCGAAATAGGGTTCAATCGAATGACCACGGACCGATTCTTTCTCTGCCCACTCAAGAACGGCATCAGCGCAAACTGTCGGCCAGTCACGGCGAAATTTTTCTGGTGTCGACAAGTCCATCTCTATGGCTTTCATGCACCAATCAATAGCGGTATCCATCTCGTTAACATCGAATAACCAGATCACCATATTGGTAAAGATTGGGTTTTCGAAGACTTCACCTTTTTCCAAATACGCTTCCACGTAAGGTTTGTACTTCGGTACTAAAACCTCTCGTTTATGCTTCACTCTGTCTTCGATGGCATTGAGCTGTTTTAGGCACTTGCGATCTTCTTCAAAACCGAGCAGCTTGATGTGCAGGCTTTCGGTATCTGCACCGGAAATCAATTCCGATGCAGACTGGTTAGCATGCTTTTCAAGAAGTTGTCGGCGCTGTCTTGCTAACGGGCTCACCATATCTCACCCCTTAAACTGTTGAATCAGAGTCAACGACGGTGACTGATTCGATAGCCGCAAATTTTTTCAAATTACCCACAGCGTAACCTTCCATACGGATATGGTTTTGCTTAAAACGAAGCTCATCTTCATCGTTTTTCTGTTTACGCCATTGCGTCCCCTCTTGCGTTAAAATTTGCAAGTTCTTGGGATTGGTCACCCATAGCTGATCAGCAGGGAAGAATGGTGGTGTATAGGCTTTTTTACCCGCGATAGTCTTAGCCAGGCTCTGTGCCGCCTTGTGCTCCGTTGGTTTATCTGCAGATTCAAGCAAACGATGCTGCTCAGCCGCCACCAAGTCAGAACCCACCAACACGACAAGATCTGGATCTTGGCGATGCTCTGGAGCAATGGTGGTATTGATTAGGTCTTGAGCTAAGGAATCCAAATTCTTGTAGGAGTCCTCAGCAGCTCCGGTAGGATCTAACAGGGCCGACGGAAGAACTTGACTTGATTTTTTCTCTTTAACTATTGTTAACCAACCTTTGTTCACATCTTGGCCAAGAGGATTAGCTACTGGGTTAGTTTTGACCGCAATAGAAGTACCGTTAAAACCAATTCGCAGCATGTCTAACGCAAAACGACGAGAAATCGCGTTTTTCATCATGACCAACCATTGGCCTTTCGAACCTGAATTAGCCCATTGGGTCATGATTTCCCAAAGGATATGTGCGCCAGAATCTGTTTTGATTAGTTCGTAAGTATTGCCACTTTGTCCCACTTCAACGCTAAAACGTCCAGTGTCGGAGCGACCCGTCGACAAGCCATCATCACCAACATCGATCACTTGACCTTTGATTTGCTGAACAGGTAACAATGAAACCATGCCTAGAAACGCATCCGACTGCATGATCGCTTGGCGTAACTTAGTTTCCATTGGAGGCGTTAAGTTAAAAGACTGCGTCCCTTGTGGAGCATTCGCGGCTTCTAATGTTGCCGCACAAAACTCTTGTAGGTATTTAGTCGATATTGCGTTAAGCATTAAATAATCTCCTCAGATGAGAACTTCTCACTCGCACCCGATGGATCCGGCTCTTGATTAGGTACTTCTTGTGATAGTTCAGCGAACTTAGTTTCGATATCGTTCACTTTCTCAAGTAACGGGGCCAACTTTTCTTCCAACGTTGCAGAAAACTGCTCAACGGTGGCTTGGCTGGCCTTTTCTGGCTGCTCTGGACTTTCTTGCAAATTGAACGCTTCTTTCAGTTCTTTCTTAAACTCGCCCTTAAAGACAGAAAAATGTTCTTCCAGTGCGGCTTTGAGTTGCTCTTCGGTCACGTCGGTGTCCTCTACTTTTGATGGCGTTTCTGGCTCTTCATCACCAGAAGAGAAAAATTCATTGAATGCCGCAAAAAATCGGTCTTTATGAGTAAAGCAATCTGAAAAATCGACTTCTTCTAGGTGGCTAGCTTGAATTTCGGTGGTTTCACCTTTAATGCGAGAAAATTGAAGGCGTGATGTCCCTGTTGACGCTGGTGAGTCAGTCGCCGCTAAGCCCATTAAATAGCAACGACCTTCCCCCTTGTAATCGGGGTTTGGCTCGATAGAGGTGAACAGTTTTTGCTTTCTACGATTGGCTTCGAGCATATAATCGTTAGGTTCGAGCTTCGCAAATAGGCGTAATTTACCGTTCAACTCTTCCGCTTTCACTTCGACCACTCGCCCCCAGTTTTCACCGTAACCATAGAAGCGGCGATGCTCAGGCCAGATAAGTGCGGTGTATTCATCCATTGAGTAACTCGCGGCCATTTGTTCAATCCAATCACGGGTGATTTTTCTCCCGTCAACGGTTGGGCCCTCTGTCGCTATGATTTTCCACTCACTAATCTTTGGCATTTTTGTACTCAAACTTGTCAATCACACACCGTTTGAGCAAACAATACGCCTTTGAATGGAGGGGATCAGCTACTTCAATTCCTAGGGATTCGGATTTGGCCTCTATCCGAATTCATCCGAATTTCCATTCATCATTTTCAATATTTCGGGGCGTATGATGCGCTTATGGCCTATTCCCCCGAAGTACGACAAACCGCCCGAGCACTCTATTTAAAAGCTTGGACGCCAAGTGAAATCGCTACCGAACTGAACCTGAATAATGAACGCATCATTTATTACTGGGCAGACAAATTCAGTTGGCGGGATATGTTGCGTGAACAAACAATTGATGAAGCGATAGCGAACCGTATTCAAACGTTGCTCGAATTGGAAGAACCAAGCAAAAACCAGCTAGACATGCTGGATAGACTCATCAAACATCACGCATCTTTGAAGAAACAAAGAGCACAAGACAAGCAGCAAAGTGAACAATCATTAAATGCTGGCAACAAAAACAACCCTAGTGACCAGCGTTCTGACCGTCGCTCTAAACCAAAGAAGCGCAAAAGAAAAAAGAATGACATCAGCGAACTGAGCAAAGAAGATTTCGCCACGTGGCACGATTCCCTGTTCGCCTATCAACACATCATGCGCAACAACATCAAGCAGCGGATTCGAAATATTCTAAAATCCCGCCAGATTGGCGCGACCTATTATTTCAGTGGTGAAGCGTTAGAAGACGCAATTCTGACCGGTGACAACCAAATCTTTTTGTCAGCGTCACGAGCTCAAGCGGAAGTTTTTCGCAGCTACATCATTGCGATTGCAAAAGAGTTCTTAAACATCGATCTGACTGGTAACCCAATCATTCTCTCTAATGGTGCTGAACTTCGTTTTTTGTCGACCAATAGTAAAACCGCCCAGAGTTATCACGGCCACGTTTATATTGATGAGTATTTCTGGATACCGAAGTTTGACGAACTCAATAAACTCGCTTCGGCCATGGCTACCCATAAAAAATGGCGTAAGACCTACTTTTCGACGCCATCATCGAAAATGCACCAGGCCTACCCATTTTGGACTGGCGACCAATGGCGAAAAGGTCGAGACTCCCGCTCTAAAATTGAGTTTCCTACGTTCGAAGAATATAGAAATGGCGGTGTACTTTGCCCTGATAAGCAGTGGCGTTATGTCGTTACCATTGAAGATGCTGCAGCGGGCGGCTGTAACTTATTCGACATTGAAGAGCTGAAAGACGAATACAGCAAAGACGATTTCGACAACCTATTTATGTGTGTCTTTGTTGACAGCGCTTTGTCTGTCTTCAAATTCTCTGATCTTGAGAAAGGCATGGTTGACTCTGCCCACTGGCAGGATTTCAAGCCGAAAACCAAATTACCCTTTGCAGGTCGTGAAGTCTGGTTAGGTTATGACCCTAGCCGAACGCGCGATAATGCTTGTTTAGTGGTCATCGCACCGCCAGCAGTCGCCGGTGAAACATTCCGTGTGTTAGAAAAACACTATTGGAAAGGACTGAACTTCCAATATCACGTAGCTGAGATCGAAAAGGTATTTAAGCGCTATAAGGTCACTTACATAGGCGTTGATACAACCGGCATTGGGGGTGGTGTTTGGGACCTAATAAAGAAAAAGCATCCACGTGAAGCCCACGCCATACATTACAGCAATGAAAATAAAAACCGCCTTGTAATGAAGATGATCGACGTCATAGAAGCTAAGCGACTGCAGTTTGATGCCGAGCACAAAGACATTGCTATGGCCTTCATGGCAATTAAACGGGTTCCGACCAATAGCGGTAACGCCATGACCTTTAAAGCCGCTCGAAGTGAGACAACAGGCCACGCCGATGCGTTTTGGGCAATTTCACACGCCATTATCAACGAACCGTTAGATCACGAAACACCAACGAAATCAACTTGGGCCACTGCAGCATGACCGACACTAAAACAAAACTAGTTAAGCAAGAAGCACTAGCCGAGTCTGTTTATCACATTGACTCATCACCAGAAGCCATCGACTCGACCAGTTGGATGACGTCTTATTCTGAGCTGTTCTACAACGACACAGACAACTATTGGGAACCGCCCATTTCACGACAAGGATTGGCCGAGACATCACGAGCTAATGCCTATCATGGCTCTTTATTAAAAGCACGTGCGAACTATGTTGCTGCTCGTTTCATCGCGGGCGGAGGGGTAAGACGTCGACAACTTCAATCGTTTTGTAATAACTATTTCACTTTTGGTGATGCCGCCTTCTTAAAAATCCGCGACCATTTTAAGCGGCCAGTGCGCCTGTTCCCTCTACCGACTATGTACCTACGTAGACGTAAAAATGGTGACTTTGTGTTACTTGAGCGTGACAACAAGCAACGAGTCTACAAAGCAAATGACATCATTTTCTTGCCTCAAGAAGACTTGCAACAGCAGATTTATGGATTACCTGATTATTTGGGTAGTTTGCAAAGCAGCTTACTAAACAAAGATGCCACGCTCTTTCGTCGCCGCTACTACAAGAACGGTGCTCACATGGGCTTTATCTTCTACGCCAATGACCCAAATTTAAGTGACGATGATGAAAAGATGCTAAAAGATAAGATCGCGAGCTCAAAGGGTGTGGGTAATTTCCGCAGTATGTTTGTCAATATTCCTGGTGGTGCAGAGAAAGGTATTCAGCTAATACCTGTGGGAGATATAGCAACGAAAGATGAATTCGAACGCATTAAAAATATTACAGCTCAAGACATCTTAGTAGGTCATCGCTTTCCTGTAGGTAAGGCCGGTATCATTCCACAAGGAACGACTAACTTAGGTGACCCGATTAAGATTGGTAGTGAATACGCCAAAGATGAGATCATACCCGTATGTGAACTGATTATGGATGAAGTGAACAATGACCCAGAAATTAGAAACATAAAAACCCTCCACCTGAAATTTGATGTTACTACGGGCGACGCTTTATAAAACTGTACAAAAATACAGCAACTGGCGTAATATCATACTGTCAGTCCATTAAGTTAGGCCAACGTTATGAGAGTGTTTTGCCCTGAGTGCGGTGCAAGAAGCCGGATCCTGAAATCGAATAGAATGAGCACAAAACATGCAGATTTGTATTGCTCATGTAGTGATCCTGAGTGTGGGCATACCTTCGTGATGAATTTATCTTATAGCCATACTCTAAGCCCTAGCGCTAAAACCACATCACAATTAGCTTTCAACCTAGTGCAGGCCTTACCGCCAAAACAACGACAAGAACTCCAAGAACAACTTTCCATGCTATAGCGAGAACTTTGGTGACTCTGCTTCTGCAGCCATTTCAACGATTGACTGGATAGCCTTTACTTTATCTGCGTCTAGTTCGCCCTTATTGTCTGCAATCAACAACCCCATTAAGTACACTCCTGCCTGTTCGCTTCCTTCACGATCTCCACTCATTGAAACCCCATCAATAATGACCTCCAGAGCGGATTGAAATAGCTGTTTTTCTTTAGACATATCATTACCCTTATCAGCAAGACTGAATTTACTGTGTATTTATACAGCTTGGTAATAGTGAAACTTACTGGATATTTGTACAGCTTTCTAGCTAAATTCTTAGATTAGCTTCACTCATATGTCATATTCCTTCTTTGGGAGCATAAGTTTATTGTTCGTTCTAGGAACTAAAAAAT